GCTCGTTAAGGTCGATACGCTGCTCAACATAATCCTGCGCGGGACTTGGAAACCCACATTGGACAAGGTCGCTGAATAAGGGGAGCAAAACGATCTGACGTAATTCTGCTGGTGTATAAAACTTCATAATAAATCCACTCACATAAATACTGTTTATATATACAGTAGATTTAACCCGACCACATATCAATATAGGTTACAGCTATCAATTCGCGTCATTGACGTAACGCATTGATGTAATGAGTAAGGTAAGTCTTAAAGTGCTTTCAGTGCTGAACTGTTTGATGGTTTTGCGAACAATGCGAGGATAAAATTTTTCAGCTATGGCACTGCCTCCACAGCAAATTGCTCACCTGCGGGCTCTTGCATACGGTTCGCAGGTGAGCAAACTTAGCCGGCCGGAAAATATTTATAAATAGTCTTCACCCCTACACCGATCACATCGGCTACCTGCCGCCGGGTCGCCCCATTCTCCAGCATTCGATGCGCAAGATCGACAACCTCCAGGGTCATCACCCGCCGGCGGCCGCCAATTCGCCCCTGCTCCCTCGCCGCGGCTAAACCGGCGCGGGTACGCTCGACGATCAGCTCTCTTTCCATTTCCGCCAGGGCACTCATGACGTGGAAGAAAAAACGTCCTGCTGGCGTACTGGTATCGATGCTGTCAGTCAGACTTCGGAAATTAACCCCGCGCGTCTGCAACTCCGATACCAGAGTGATCAGGTCACGCACGCTGCGCCCTAACCTGTCCAGCTTCCAGACCACCAGCACATCACCCGGCTTTAACCTCCGCAGCGCGCGTTTTAGCCCTGGTCTCCGGGCATTCTTCCCGCTCGCCGTATCTTCAAAAACTTGCTCACATTCTGCACGAAACAGCGCATTTTTCTGTAAATCGAGGTTTTGATCCCCGGTTGATACCCTGGCGTAACCAATCAGCACTCTCTAACTCCTTGAAATAGCTGATTGTAAAAAGCTCCGGTCTTTCGCTCAAACCCTCGTTTGGGCGAACGCCTTTTTTGGAGCAAAAAACATGGCCTTTAACCCGGAGCTGGGGAGCACGTCTCCCGCAGTGCTGCTCGATAACGCCGAGCGCCTGGATAAGCTGGTGAATGGTGATGCGCCGACCGCACCGGACCGCGCTGGCGTTGATCTTGATACCTGGCGCGGAATGATGGCGAAGAACGCTGAAGCCATAAGCGCGCTCATGGAAAACGGCGGCGTTGCGGTGTATGTCACCGAATCGGTTTTGAGAGCTTCCGTACCTTCAGATCAGCATAATCTGGCTATCGATCAGTCAACCGGGAATTATTATTCGTGGGATAAAACGGCAGTTGCACTGCAGCAAGAAACCACATCCCTGCTGGCGAGAATGACAACGCAGCCAACTGAGATTCAGAAGGCAGCGGTTAACGGTGCCACGCTTCTCCATTCGCTGCTTCGTTGAGTCGTGGTGCTGCTTACACAGCCCTTGCCAGTTATTCCGGCTCCAGAAAAGCTTCTGCGCCTTCGCTATTGCCTGGCTGTCACCAGAGCGCAGAGCCTCTTTCAGTTTGTGCGGGATGATGTGGTCTACCACCGTTGCCGCTGTCACCCTGCCTTGCTCCTGGCACATGACGCACAAGGGATGCGCACGAATGAAGATAAGACGCTCACGGTCCCATTTGCTGCCGTAGATGCGGGGCTCTTTGTTCATGATCTGGTCCTATTGCTTGGATGGGCGTACGATCCTCACCTGACCGAACAGAGTCTGTCGCTTAACCTCGCCGAGCTCGACAGTGAAATGACCATGACTATCGCGCACAGCGGCAATCACCTCACCTCTTTCATCGTCAGCAGAAAAAGCGTGCTTTACCTCAACGCCATTGAGATAAACCGTGATACGTTCGCGACCAGGTTCGATGCGTTCGCCCGTACTGTCGTCGATAACTGTTAGGCGCACACAGCCTCCAAGAAAAAGCCCCGCATCAGCGAGGCTTTATTTAATATTGTTTAAGTATTCGGATTATCTCTTTATCAGGTTTAGTCTTAAACTTGTCACCAGTTGTTAATTCAATTGAACACTGAACTTTGCTGGGATTTTTGCCCTTGTGCCTGATCTCTTTAGCAAGTCGCTTCAACCAATTTCTTTCATCAGGAAAAAGAGGAATCCAAAACCTGGCAACCTCTCCATGCTCTAACCTTGCCGGAAGCTTATGTGATTTAAAATCAGAAAAGTAGTTCGCTATTACGCTATCGCCACCATACTCCCATTCAACGGATGATATTGTAATTGGGTAAATTCCGTTGTTCACAACCTTAATTTGAATTCCTTTCTCTGTAACAGTCCCAGTATCATTTTGGATAAAAAACACTGATCGTGAAACAGTACATTTAATAATGGCTTTTGGCCTCTTATTTGCTAAATGGAAAGCCATTAAAACAGCTGCAACTGTCGCTATGCCTGAAAACCAAGTGCCTATCATGGACCACAAAGAGATCTTTTCTGCAATGTTCATCAGCCCCCTCCATAGAAAGGACAACGATAGCATTATCACAGGCACTCAGTGAATGCCTGCTGTAATGCCTTAGCTGGACTGCTCAGCGCTGGTATCGAAGAGCGGCAGCGCTTCAGTTGCTTCCTGCACAGCTTTCATCGTCTTTGCAACCACTTCAGTCTCTGATGTGACACGGCTGTATTGCTGGATGAAAAGCTGATACTTAAGCGGATCATCCTGAACAAACTCTACAGCGACTTTTGCGGCGGCAGTGTCATAGTTCAGGGTTGAAAGCAGGTTCAGGCGAATCTGCTGGGCGTCGGTAATTTCGACCATGTCATACCTCTGTGCGATGTGGGGAGCATTATCGAAGCCACTCAGCAGAATGGCTCCTGTAATGCGCCTAGCCTTTCAGCAATTGCGCCGTGTATTCGATGAGCCAAATTTTTGGCGCAAGCCAGAGTTGAACGGCATTAGAAATATTCACCAACACTCCGATAACAAGAATCGGTCCCGCCACGCCAGAGAAAATTAACGAAAAGAAGCCAAGATGTTCCTTTTCGTATGATTCATACCATTGCAGAGCCCTGCGAAATAACCAGATGCAGCCCAGAAGAAATAGCGACATAAAGAAGATCCGCATACCGTAAGCCGCTGCCTTCCACACCATCAACTGCCGGATGATGTCAGGAACCTGAGCCTGACTAAAAGACACGGCAGCATCAACACCGGTCGCAGCCTTCTGCAAAAGGTCTATTAGAATTTTATTGGCTTGCTCGTTCATTTTTTCTCCCGCGGGCAGTTCGCCTGCACTGCTTTGTTGTGCGCCAGAATGTCGCGCTTCGTCTGACGGTCAAGAACGTCGATATCATGGTCTGTCAGGTAGATGATTCGTACCCAGCTGCACGCGGTATCAACCACCACCGGGGCGGGTAAAGTTTTCGCGCAGCTCGCGATCAACATCGTCATCAGGCATATGGCTAACAGTCTGCTGTACATCACTGGCCCCTTTCGTGACTTCTGCTTTACGTTCCGCCGCGGCGACGCTGGCGGCCGCGTTCTCTTCGGTTCGCTGCTGCTCGGCTTTGGCTTCTGCCTTGTTAGTCCCGCGGGCATGGCCCAACCCAAATGCGCCAGCGACAATGGCCAGCAACGCAGTTGCCAGACCAATAATCATTTCAATGCCCATGAGGACCTCACACCAGAACAGATTTAGCTTTCAGGAATCGGGCGCGTCGGTCATCAATGCCGTTCTGACCACCGTTGATAATCTGAGTTACGCGAATTAAATCGCCGGGGTATTTCAAGCAGCCGTTTGAGGTATAGAACCATGCGGCGCTGCGGGCTGCGTTAATATCTTTCTCCAGGAGTTCAGGGTTGCTGACTAAATCCAGTTTCAGTGCATTACCGCACTTCATGTAATTATCCAGGAAAGTGATTTGCTTCAGTCCACGCCCACGATATTTCCAGCCATCACCTGCCAACTTGTTGCCATAGCGATTGCTGTAGACCAGATTTGCGATGGCTCGTTGACGTTCGATCGGCAAAACCTTTTCGTAAGTTTTACGCCCCAGGGTGTTCGCCTGGTCCTGCGTGATGCGCTTTGCCTTCACAAAACCAGACAGGCCAGCAACGCTATAGTTAAAACTTTCGACCAACTGGGTAAATGACGTGCTTTCGTGTCCACATTGCGCTATGAACATCGCCCGATCGAGAGGACTAATGATGCTGAATTCGTTCATTGCAGTATCAATGTGCGGAAACCAGCGCGCAGCTAACCCGGCGCTGATACCAGCCGCCTTCTGGAATTGTGATTGGTTCATTAGTGCCTCAGTGCATCAACCAGACGCGCCACATTCCCCCTGAACCAGAGAACCGCGCCGCAGATAAGAATGTTCGCCAGCACCACCAGCCAGTGGGATGACTCGTACAGGCCAAACAGGAAACGGAAAGGGATGCTGGCATAAACCAGCACCATGAGATAAGCCAGAACGGATATGCCCGGACGGTGTCTCGCGCTACCTCGTTGGTAGAACATCAATGCCAGCACAATGACGGCGCAAATGACTGCATTAGCCAGCGCTGAAGGATCATTTACCACTTGAACCTCCTCCCCGGAACCGGGTCAGCATATTGAACAAGCTATTTAGATCCTGGCTGTTGAGAAACGTCAGAACTTTGATGATAAGCGCTGATATTAATACGGCTCCCAACGCATCAAGCGGACGGTCGCTGTAGCCAGTCCAGCTTGAAAGCTTGGAACCCACCAGACCGGCGCCCAGAACACCAACAATGAATGACGTCATAAAGTATGCCACCAGCTTACCGCGCGATATGTTAGCTGCCGTGGCCACGTAAAAAACCGCCCCGGCGAACGCACCAAATACCACGCCGTAATCTATTCCGGTAGCCAGACCGAACATGCTAGCCCCCATCAGGCCGCCGGCCGCAACTGAAGTACCAGAGACAGGATCGGACATTTAGCCCCCTCTATTGCTGTGGATCCTCTCAGAACGAGGGGAAAATAGGATGGCCGCCAGGTGACAGCCACCAAAAATCACTGTAAAAATATCAGGATTCACCACCCTCTCAGACGGATTTATTCTTCTTGTTCAGTCTCGTCCGCGTACGAAGCCAAGGATGTATCCAAGACCAAAACAAGAAAAACCGAATCCCACCAAGGGTAATACTGAATAAATAAAATCAGGCATAGGGAAATCTCATGGAAATTATTTCAGTAATCGGAGTGATACTGACACTGCTAGGGCTCTTTATTCCGTCACTAATCAGTAACCATTCGTCACGTAAGGCAGAGTTCAGGAAGCATTCCGCACCACTGCTGGGAAAGTTGCTAAGCGAAATTGAGGCTATTGAAGGAGGCTCTTATCCATTCAGGCTTATCAGCGATGCTGATTTCAACCAGTTGCTACCTTACGCCCCGAG